GGAGGAGGAGGAATAGTATCATCAATATTTAAATAATGATTAACAAATTTGATAGGTATTTTATTTTTATTTATATAGACTATTTGTTGTTCAGTAAATATTTTTTTTAAAATTTTATCATCATCTAATTTTTTTTGATATTCATCATAGTCATAACCTACAAAAACCAAAACACTAGATATAGAATCTCCTTTTATATTACAATTATATACCTTAAATATTTGTGACATGTATATAAAAAGTTCATATTATTTAATAATTAATATGAACTTTAATATTATTGTTGCTGTGGATAACAAAAATGGAATAGGCTATAATAACACCATACCATGGTATGAACCTGATGATTTAAAACACTTCTCTAAAACAACAAAAGGAAATTTAAACAATGCAATAATTATGGGAAGTAAGACATGGGAGAGCTTACCTAAAAAACCTCTTAAAAATAGAGATAATTTAATATTGAGTAAAAAAAATCATTCAAATGGTGAAGGATTTTCTTATTTTAAAAATATAGATGATGTTCTAAAACATTGTAAAAACAAAGATTATGACGTGGTTTGGGTGGTGGGTGGTGCTGAAATATACAAATTATTTTTAGACAATATTTTGATTGACAATATATATTTAAGCAGAGTGAGTAAAGAGTATGAATGTAACATATTTTTTCCTAATATTCCCGATAATTTTCGATTAATTGAAAAAAAAAGCATAAACAATAACATTGAATTAGAAGTTTATTCATCATAAAGTGGATTATTGGTAATATCATCACCACAATAATGACCTTGTTCTTTGCTATAGTCTACAGGTTTGTATATGTCAATTTCTACCGCATCTTCTAATAAAAACTTCATATTATCCCAGAATTCGGGTGTATGACCTATTGTTATAGTCATAACATGAGACAATTCATGAACTGAAACAAAAGTAAGTGTATTAATATCAATTAACTTTCTGTTATTTTCATTGTGTTTGTTTAAACAAAAAGCCAATTTTTCACCCTTATTTTCACTATATGCTGTAAATTCGCTTGTTGGCAGTGTTTCAGATATTTTTCTTGGATTAAAGTTTTTAACTAAACGTTTAACTCTTTCATCATTAGGATATTTTTTTTCCATATGTTTAACCAATTTTTTCATTCTTTCTACCACATCTGCAAGTAAATTAACTGCTTCTTCCATATTTTCTTCACGTTCTCTAATACAATATCTTTTACCATTCTTTTCGGCTACGACACACTTAAGATTGGCCCATTCACTATTTTTATAACGGTAAAAGATATATAATAGAGACAATAATATTACAAACTGCGCTAAATTTACATTTAGTTTCATTAATATATATATATATACAATAAATTATATATAAATGAGTAAAAAAGTAAATCACGCACTAGTTCTAAAACAATGACGGGTCGTACTTGTCAAAGAAGATAGGTTTACTTATTATTCTCAACAAAGTCCAATAAGATTTTCAAATCACATGTTTCATAGTTTTCTTTAAATGCTTTTAATTTTATAAATTTAGGTTTTTTCATCAGACTGGTTTTATGGAATATATATGGTCCATATTTACCATTTCTAACCGATGAATTATCATCTATTTTTCTAATGATATTAGAATCTTTTGTTTCAATAATTGAAATAGCATCTTCAATAGTAAAATTACTTTCATCAAAATCTGTTGATGGAATTGATTTTTTATTATTACCCCATGAAAGATAGTATCCAAACTTACCCTTCTTTAAAATCAGTCGTTCTCCATGGTATTCTCCAAGTGATTTATCATCGTGTTGAACATCACTAATCACATCCGCCAATCCAATAGTGCCTTTTTTTAAGTCGTCTAAATTAATATCAGATTTTACTGATTTAAATGTAGTTTGGTCTCCGTTGGTGCACTTAATAACAGGGCCATTTTTTGATATGATATATGTGTGTTGATCATCAATTTTAATGGAAGTTTTTTCGATGGTGGGTATTTTAGATGTAAGAGATTTTATTTCATTATGGCACTCATCACACAAGTTATACCAAATCATATCACCTTTAGCAATAAAATCAAGTCTATCTTCCATATTTTTTGTATAATCATAGTTAAATAGTTGTTGAAAATTTTCGATTAAGAATTCGATGACTAACAACCCAACAGGTTGAATTACAAGACGATTTTTTTCATTACCGAATTCTTTTTCGTGTTTTTTCTCTTCAATAGTGTCATCAGTTAGTTCAAAATCTATGCAATTAATTTTTTTACCTTTAACATCTTCTTTTTTAACATAACCTCGTTCCATTATTTTATCCAACAAAGAAGCAAATGTGGATGGGCGACCGATGCCTTTCTCCTCCAATATTTGGATAAGTTTGGCCTCATTGTAATGAGATTTTAATTCTTTCATACTAACCTTAGAATTAATTTTTTTATACTCTGTTATAGAGTCATTTTTAATGGAACGCAAATAATTATATATAGGATTTTCTTTATCATACCCACCGACTATTTTCCAACCAGGAAACATTACCAATTCTTCTGTATTTCTGTATGAATGGGTTTCGGGTGCAGTTATACTTGCGGTAATAGAATTGTATTTTGCGGCTTCCATACAACTTTCAATTGTGGTTTTCCAAATAAGTTTGTATATTTTCTTTTCACGTGGCTCAAAAGCATCAGGTGCATCGATGACATCTATTTTAGTAGGTCTTATGGCTTCATGAGCTTCCTGTGCTTCAACCTTGTCCTTTTCTTTCTCTTTTTTCTTTGATTTTTTTTTAGGTTTATTTTCGGTTCTTTCGCTTAATTTATTTACATCTTTATGTATGTATTCTTCTCCATAGTTGTTTTTAATGTGTTCTTTAGCCTTCTCGATAAATTCTTGAGAATATGTTTTGCTATCGGTTCTCATATATGTAATCAAACCTGCTTCATAGAGTTTTTGACATATTTTCATAGTATCTTTAGGGGATATATTATAATTACTACTAGCGGTTTGTTGCAAACCGCTAGTAGTGAATGGTGAAGGTGGGTTTTTGGTTACAGTCTTGGGTTTTTGACATGTTATAATATGATCATGATTAACAGATTCTTCCAAGAAGTTTTCCATAGACGATTCATCATTATGGTTAAAATTTAATGTAAATAAAATGTTTTTATCAGTAAAATATCCGGTTGTATTGTATACTTTTTTTCCAGGAGAAGAATCAATATCTTTTTGATTATCATAAACAAGACGTAAAGCAGGACTTTGACATCTTCCTGCACTTAGTCCTGTTTTAGAATTTCTCGATATTTTCTGCCATAAAATAGGACTTATGATATAACCTACCAGCAAATCCAATACTTGGCGTGCTTGTTGAGCATTAACAAGATCCATATTAAGTGTTCCACAATTACCGACAGCATTTTGTAATGCAGTTTTAGTGATTTCATGAAATATCATCCGTTTAGTTGTACTAACAGGAAGATTGAATAATTGACAAATATGCCATGCAATACCTTCACCCTCTCTATCATCGTCTGTAGCCAAAATGACTTCACTGGCTTTAGATATCTCAGAGCGCATTTTAGATATATGTTTTTCTTTTTCTTTCAAAACCGAGAATGTAGGCTTAAAATTATTTTCTATATCAATACATTTTAATCCTATTTCGGTAGCAAGATTTTGTATATGACCATAACTGGCAATACATTTATATCCACTACCCAAATATTCTTCTATTTTTTTACATTTAGCAGGTGATTCGACTATTACGAGCTTATGCGACATTGTTAATAATAATATTAAAAAATATTTATATTCAATTTTAAATATTATTCATTTCTACATAATGGACAACGCAATATAATATTTTTACTTTTACAGTATTGTACCATAGTTACAACACATGCTTGGCAAAATTCATGCCGACAACTATTTTTCAATTCTGTTATAGTTGTCTTATGTTCTAAAGGACGTATACATATTCCACATAATTTATCATAATCATCATCCTTATGAATATCAATACCATTAGATAAAGTACCATCATTAATACAACAAAGTATTTTAGAAAAATCGGTCATTTGTTATATTAATTAAAGAATTTATTTATATTTCAATTATATATCTTATTTACTTGATTATTAACACGCATAAATGATACACATTTAGATAAATCTTTTAATTTTTTTGCATTAACATAAGTACATGTTGAACGTAATCCTCCAAGTAAATCTTTTATCGTATTTTCCACAGGTCCTTTGTATCTTACTTTAACGGTTTTGCCCTCTGAAGACCTGTAATTACTAACACCACCATAATGTTTGTTCATTGCAGTGTCGGAACTCATACCATAAAACATTTTATAATTAATTCCATTTTCTTCTATCAAATCACCTGGACATTCTTTGTGTCCGGAAAGCATAGAACCCAACATAACAAAATCAGCACCAGCACCAAAAGCCTTTGCTGCATCACCAGGACATGTTATTCCACCATCTGATATAATATGTCCTCCACAACCATGTGCTGCATCCGCACATTCCAATACAGCAGATAATTGTGGCATACCCACTCCGGTTTGGAGGCGTGTCGTACAAACAGAGCCACTACCAATTCCAACTTTAACTATATCAACCTTACCATTAATAATTAGTTCTTCTACCATTTCCCTAGATACTACATTACCAGCTATGATTATCGCATTTGGAAAATTATTACGTAATTCAATGCATGCATCAACCAATTTATTCATATAACCATTAGCTACATCAATACATATTATGTTGCATGCACTTGGATTTTTATGGTTTATCTCTTTAAGTGTAGTCATGATATCCTTATTTCTTAAACCAATTGTTAAGCAAAAATTATTATTAGTATTATCAGGTTTTTTATTTGGAATATCTTCAATATTAATAAATTTATGGAAAAAAGTCATCATATTATATTCATTTAGAACCTTATACATTTCAACCGTACCAACTGTATCCATATTTGAAGCTATAATAGGGATACCTTTCCATGTTTGTTTGGAATGTGGAAATCTAAATTCTCTTTCAAGAGTAACATCATTTCGAGAAGATAAGGTAGTTCTTTTGGGTCTAATTAATACATCACTGAAATCTAATTTCAGGTCATATTCAATCTTCATTAATAATATTAATTGAATTATATTTAAATTGAATTAAAAATTAGTATTTGATATATAAATGAATAAAATGGATAATAGAATTCTAGAATCAGATAATGATTGGGATCAGTTCGTTATAATAGATTATGAACATAAATCAAAAAAATGCAAAGCTAAAAATAATGTTAGGAAACCTATTAAAGAAAATAGTGATAATAAAATAAAAATACAAACAGAAATTAAAAAAGTATCATCGGATTTTAGCATAAATGATGCAATAAATGAATATGAAAATAATTCATATTCATATTTAGATTTACTAATAAACAACAGTACATATTTTGTAAGAAGGCTGTTATTCTCGATATGTTATATAAGTATTAAATATATGCATACTATATAATGAAAAGAGAATTGGTAGTTTTCGGAACCATAGCATTTTTGGTTTTAGATATTTATAATGATGGGAAATATTCAAAAAAATTAAAAAAATATAATAAACATATGAAAATAATTGTTGTCCTTTTTTTTGGATTATCAATGCATTTATTTACAAAAAAACATCCAGAACATACATATAGTACTGTATCTCATATGAATGGAATGATTAAGTATTTACCTATTAACAAGGATTCTGCTGATTTATTAAGCCCTATATTATCAATGGCGGATAGAGACAAGACTATGTTTAATATGACTACACCACCACAAGTTAAACGAATGCAAAAATCTGGAAATTCTAATAGCAGAAGTGTAAGTGGTACAAAAAAGAAATATATAGCTGCACAACAAGATTGGAAATGTAAACATTGTAATAGTCAACTGGATGCATGGTATGAGGTAGATCATATTATCAGATTAGAACATGGTGGTTCTAATCACGTAACAAATTTGGTGGCTTTATGTAGAAATTGTCATGGTAAAAAAACAACACTAGAAACTTTGTAATAATAAATATTATATTAATATAATGAACACTAAACTATTGATATTTTTATTTATAGTATTTTTAATTATACTTTATATTTTAGTAAAATCTAAATCACTTATACTATTTGGCTTTTTTATTTCATTGTTATTATCATTATGTTTATTATTTATATTTACATTTGTTAAGGGTTTTCAAAATAGAATATTAAAATTTCTAATATTTACTTTTTATGCTGTATCGGCAGTTCTTTTTACTAATATTGAAGATGATAACGAATTTTTTAAAGGGGTAACAAATACAATATTATCATACTATTTATGGAGTTTAGGTTTTGTTACAATTATAATAGCTTGTTTATATCCCAAAAAGTATAAGGAAGCTAAGAATAATTTTTATATTAGAACCATAGTATTTTTAAATTTCTTTATTATTTCAATATTTGCGCTTTATGGTATTATTGAATATATAAACAATAGATATTCAAAAACTAAAGTATTTTGTTTAAATAAATCTAATTATGATAGCGATACAGATAAAAGATTTTGCTATATTCTTAAAAAAGCTTTAGGAGATGATTTTGACAGAATAGGTAAAAATAAAAGAAAACTAACTAAAAGAATATTTGGTGATGAAAAAGAATCAAGCGATATTCAATTAATGATACTTATATTAGTTTTTATAGTTTTTTTAGCATTTATCGCATCAAATATGGAGAATATTTTAAATAAAATTAAATTAGATAGATTTTCATATTTAAATGTTATTTATTTGTTAGTATTATACATTCCTTGTTTATTTTTAGATGGATTAAGATTTCTTAACAAAGAATTTAAAATTGCAAAAAATGAAACCATTTTGTTATTAGTTATACTATTGGTATTATGTGTTTTGTACTTTGTATATCCAATTATATATAAAAATTTTGCTTATAGAAACAGTACGCTTTTATTAAACAAACCTAAAGATTTAAATTTTATTACTGAATTGGGACATACAAAAGATCTAAAAACACACAAAGAATCAAAAAATCCATTTGAAAAGGCATATAAGAAAAAAAAAATATATAGTAAAAAAACTTTAGCAACAAAGAATGAATTGGATAATATTAGTAAAGAAATGAAAGAATTATGTTGGGATTTATCAGCCAATGATATAGGCTATGTTATTAATGATAATAAAGAATGTGGTGATTCTACAGATATTAATCTAGCAGGTGAATGTAAAAAAATAATGAATTTAGATCCGGAATATCATATAGAAAGAATAAATAGTGATGTCGATAAAAGAGAAGCTATAGAATGTAAGATGTATGATCTTTATAATAAAAAACAAGAACTGCAAACTAGTTATAACGTATTTTTGGAAGAAGATTTAAAAGATAAAGATAATAAAAAAGATAAAGATGAAAATAATAAGGTAGTTAATAAAGTTATAAATAATTATAGTATATCATTTTGGTTATACATAGAGCCAACACAAGAAAATGTAAATAATTATTGGACAAGCATTATAGATTTTGGTGAAAAGATTAAAGTTAGTTATACTATAATTGGAACTAATTTAAATTTATTAGAATTCAAAATTAAAAATGGTAAAAACGAGTATGAAGTATTTCATGTACAAAGTAATATCAAATCCCAAAGATGGAATAATTTTGTACTAGTTTATAATGACCATATAATGGACATTTTCTTAAATACTAAATTGATGAGTTCAACACAAAATTTAAAAGTGACTGATAATAATGGTATAATAACAATTGGAGACAATAATGGTATATCGGGAAGAATATGCAATTTATTTTATTACTATGGAGACATGGATATAAATAAGATTAAGGAAAATTATAAGTATTTAATTAATAAAAATCCTCCAATAATATAATTTGTTTTTATATATTATATGGATACTCTTCAAATGATTGCTATTTTAGTTGTAGTTATATTAATATTAATGTTTGTCTATTATTTTTTCAATAAACAAAAAGCTTTGACTACAGGAATAAGAGATGGACAAAAATATCACTATGTCGATACTTCAAGTCTAAATTTAGATGAAAGTGAGGGTATATCAGAGATGGCAGTGTCGATATGGGTCTATGTATCTGGTTGGGATCAAGCAGACAGTCATGATAGAATAATATTATATATGGGTCCATCATCGAAGACCCTGACAGATGGTGTGTCAATAGATGGGTTGACATCTAATAACAAATTGGAAAATTCGGAAAGTGAGTTTTCAAGTGGTGAATTAATAACAGGCAAAGATCTTTTGGAAAATGGAGGGTCGGACGCACAAAGTACAATAGTTATTTGGTTAGACTCCTCAGAGCCTAAATTATGCCTTGGTATTTCAAAGAATGGGGATAATTCTTTTCTAGATAGCGATGGTGATTATATAAGTATACACAATTTTCCATTACAAAAATGGGTATCGATATCAGTTTCAGTATATCAAAATGTATTAGATTTATATTTAAATGGTAAGTTGGTTAAGAGTGTTCTTGGTAGTAATGATGGTATAAATATGTCGGAAGATATTTTAGTTGGACTAGGAAATCCATTTTATGTACAAACAATAGGAGATAATGAGGTTACAATATCGAATGTAACAACAGGATTTAAGGGATATACATCTAAACTTGCTTACTATAGCAAAGCCTTAAGTCCTAAAGAAGCATACAATATATATAAAAATGGGCCTGGAACATCATATTTAGGGGACATATTAGGTGATAGAGGGGTAAACATTAACTTTATGGATGGTGAAAAAGTTACAAAAACTTTTAGTTTATAATAGATTAGTATTATTATATTTTAATATATTATAATGGAAAATATACCAAAAGTACCTGATATGGAAATAGATATTAGCGATAGCAGTAGTGGACCTGGATTTATTATGAAATTAGCTTTAATATTAGTTATGATTATTGTCGTCGTTTTTTTTATTAGAATAGGCATTGCTATGGTTTTTTATTTTAATAATCCTAATAAATCACCATATTTAGTAGATGGAATGATTGCAGGTAATCAAGCTAGAACAATTAAACAGAATCCTTCATTAAGCGATTCTGTAACAATTTACAGATCTAAGAATGAAATGTCTGGTATGGAATTTACCTGGAGTTTATGGTTATTTATTAGAAGTGGAGAGAGTAATTTTGACAACATTGATAGTACTGATGATTCTGGTTCATGGAAACATATCTTTCACAAAGGAAATAATAGCTTGATTGGTGGAACTGCCTCTTATCAAGAACTAGATGATTTGGAAGCCGCAGGGCGCGGCCAATATGAAGACCTGGGTGAGGTAAATAACTTAGATGATGGTACAAGTTTATTTACTTATAAATACAAAGGTTATGACCAAAAGTATTTAATAAATTATGACTATGGTTATGAAGAAGGAATGGCATGGCCAAATAATTCTCCAGGATTGTATTTAGATTCAGCAAATAACTCTTTGAGATTTATTTTAAGTACATATGCAATGAATAATAGTGATTATTCAATGATAACATCACATAATTCAAGTAATAACGCTGATATGGTTTATTCTGGTGATAGAGTAATACGTAATGGAGCAGGGACCATCCAAGATGAAAATGTGCAAATTAAAGAAGAAATAGATATATCAAATGTACCACTAGATAAATGGGTGTGTTTAGTATTAAGAGTTAAAAATAATGTTATTGATGTATATATTAATGGTGTAATAAGAAATCGTCATTATCCCCTAGGTGTAATAAAACAAAACACATATGATGTACATACTGGTCAAAATGGAGGGTTTGATGGTTATATTTCAAGACTTAAATATGATAACAGAGCCTTATCTGCAGTAGAAATACAAAATATATATAAAAAAGGTCCAAAAACTAAACTTATTGGTAATAATACAGAACCTGAAGATATGGAGGTTACTAATTTATCAAATTACTGGTATGGAAATTAGTATTAAGTTATATATATATGAAAAATATCAAGAATGAGCCTTATTTTGTGGATTCTATACCAAATAATAATTGGTATAGAACTCAACGTGATTGTTATCCTTTTAATAGATTTGGCAAAAAAAAGTTAGATGAAAGAAGGAAGTATGAAGTATTGAAACATTCAGCTAATAAATCTAATTTAACGAGAGCTCAACAATACTCTAATATTAATAATAGGCGCTCTTTAGTAAGAAATTGTGACAATTTGCAACCTAAATTTTTTTCACCTAGCGCAAGTAATGTGCCTGGAAAATGGAATATAACTGTTGATTCAAATTTTTTAAATATTCCAGTAACAAATATTGCTGTAAGAAATCAATATACAAGTGGTCCATCTGGAAAATACAATTATTTTGATTCTACACCACAAAATTTTAATATTCCTTTTAAAATTTTATCAAAAATATTAGTAGATGTATCTTTTGAATCTGTAAATAATTTAAATTATTTTGGTTTATCTTTTGAACTGATTAACGATAATTCATATTCTATAAATGATATATCACAAGCTACCATATATATAAATGAAATAGGTGCAATTAGAGATGATAATAATGGATATTCTAGCAATATAAATGATTGGGTTCTACTAGGTAATTCATCTATTTATGGTAGATTCTATACTACTGCAATCGAAGAATTTACAGATGTAGATGAGTTAATAGTTAAAATGATAAGACATAAAATTTTAGAGTATAATCATTCATATACTGGATTAACAGATAATTCTTTTAATGATATATCAAATAATTATACTGTTAATCAATTATTAAATCAGTTAGTTGATTACAGAAATGGTACAACTTATATTGTTAACCTTAATACTAACGATTTACATATTAAATTATCTAAAACCGATGGAAGCAACAGATACTTAACTGGATATTTAGGAAAGAAAAACAATAAAGTTTATTTTATAAGTGATAGAGATTATATTAAATATGATTTTAGTTTTTCAAGTATAAACGAAATAGATATTTCAAATAACACAACTTTTGATACAAATACATTACTAAATATGTCACTATATGATTATGGTTTTGATGCTAAACTAAAAATATGTTAATTAGTTTCTCAATTCTGGGTTTCTACACATCTGTTCATTATCATAAATCATACCTGACAAACATTTTGTAGATTCATTAACTTTAACACAACTCCTAAAACCATTCCAATTGCCAACATAACAAAATCCTTTTTTACCTGTTGTTCCCTGTTGTACTTGACTATTGCTCTCATCTGGTTTTGGAACTGTATCAATGGTTTGTTTTTCATAATCTTGACCAACATTGTTCGATAAATTTTTTATATTAATATTTTTATCGGCTACATTTGATATGGTATCGTCTATAGTATCTACGGTTTCATCTACTAATTCGGTAACTTCACGAGTACCGGCAGTGGTAGTTTTTACAGCAGTTTTTGTAGTTTTACCAGTTATTTTAGCAAATAAAGCGACGATAGGTTCTGTTATGAAAGCTATTTCATCAGTAATATATCCTAAATTAGTAAATATATTAAATCCGAATATAGCAAGTATAATAATAACTATTACAATTTTTAAATAAAAGAATTTTGATTTATCTTGTACAGAGTCGTAATTAATATTTCCAGTTGATGTTATAACATCATCCATATATATATAATATAATATTATATATATGGAACCTATATGTTATGACATAAACTATCCGGTATTTAATAGAAAGAATTGTTTATGTGAAGCCAGACGAACATCGACGGGCCCTCCACTTATTACAACATCTCCTAAGAAACCATCTCCTAAGAATCAAACACTAAAAACCAAAACAAATAAGAAAAAGTGCACATTGCGTAATCCACCGGCTGATGAAGATGGATATTGTAACAAAAAACAATCATATTATTATGATGGATGTTGTTACATAGGGGAAAAAGATTCAAAAGGCAAATTAAGAGAGTATAAGGTTAGAGGTGATACAATGAGTAAAAAATCACCAAAAGTTAAAAAAACTAAAAAATCTACTAAATTAGTTATCAAGAATACAACACCTGTAAAAGATATAATTCTCAGCTATGAAATTAATAAAGATCTAAATAGTAACAGAACTGGAGTTAAATCATATAGTCCAGAAGTAAATAAACTAATTAAAACGATTAATGAAGATAAAACAAAATTATCCGTAATGAGAAACTATTTTACCCCAAAAATTAAAAATATAAAAGAAAGCGAAAAAGGAACTGATCCTTCGGATGATGTACGATATGACAAAATGGACAAAGAGTTCTTAAAATTATTGGCTGATCCGTTTGTAATAGATAAAAATGGTAAAAAATATAAGTATACTTCAAAAAAAGCAGTTGATCTACTAGTAAATAATTTGAATAAAAAAATAGATTGTGATAAAATAATAGCGCCTATTCAATGGCAATCTAATTGTTGGTTTAACTCTGGGTTTATGATATATTTTGTCAGCGATAAAGGTCGTAAATTTAATAGATATTTAAGAGAGGCAATGATTACAGGAAGTATAGTTAAAAAACACAACAAAAATGTTACTCTAAAAGTAAATGAAAAATTTATTAGTAATAAAGGTATTATTAGGAAAAATATTAAACCTGTGGAACTAAAAAAACTCTTATTTATTTTTAATTTATGTATTGAAGCCAGTCTGTCTGGTAGTCAGATGGCATATTTTATGGATACAAATTTTTTAATAAGAAATATACACAATATATTAAATAAAATAGATAATAAAAATTTTGTTAAAACTAATAAAGCTTCAAATCCTGAAACTTTTTATAATGGTTTAAAAACATATTTATTTGAAGATAGTTCACATGAAGTAATTCCGATTAAAGCAGCAAATATTAGCATTACCGAAGATGATGATACATGGGATGAAACGATAACACCAGAATTCATGCGTGTAGCTTATGGAATAGATTATATACCAGATATGATTGGAATTTCCATTTTTGACAATAACGATGGAACTGCTGGTATTAGTGGTAATATAGACAATAAAACCCCTGAAATAACAATCACTTTTGATGGCCAAAAAGTTAAATATGTATTGGATTCTGTATTAATAAGAGATACAAGTACGAGGCATTTTTGTTGTTTAATTACATGTAATGGTAATGAAATGGGGTTTGATGGAGAAAGTTTTCATAGAGTATCTCCGTTTAAATGGAAAAGTCTTATTAACAAAGATAAAGATTGGCGGTTTGAAGGTAGTAATGTAGATTGGAATTTTAGAAATGGATATCAAAAATTATATTATTATAGAGTATAAATGATTTTTATATATGTACTAGCAGTATTAGTATTATTAGATTTATTTTATATTTATAATACTAAAACCTATTATTTAAAAATGATTAATAATATACAAAAAAAAGAAGCTAATATTAGGAAAGGTAGTTTTGTTTTAATTTATATCATATTAGCTTTCGTATTGTATTTTTTTATAATTAAAGTTAAAAAAAGTAAAGAGGATGCATTTATTTTAGGTAGTGCAATTTATGCAATATATGACTTAACAAACTACACTATATTCGATAATTGGGATACAACCTTAATGTTAATAGATATATTTTGGGGAGGAATATTGTATTATTCAACAACATATATAATATATCGGTTAATAGAAATTAAAAAAATTTAATGTATTATTATGGAAATTGATGATGTAAGAACACAAACAGAATTTAAAAGCGAATCGTTTTCAGGATATAAAAAATGTGATGTCAAGAAGGAATTACTAGAAAATTTATGTAAAAATAAGATAGAGAATTGTTGTCATTGGACGGCTGAGCTTATATGTAGTGGCCATTATACCGAGTTATGGGAAATAATATTGCTATATTTTAGTAAATATATACATTCTGGAAATCCAAAATTAGCGATTTATATTGAAATGAGATATACAAATTTTAAGGATATATTAAACAATGGTTATTTAGGAAGAGAATTAAATATGAGAAACAATGACAAAATAAGAAAATTATTTTGTGAAATAATATGCAATCTTTGTTTGTCTACCAAAAAACATAGTTTTGAAAAAATTAAAATTAAAAAAGAAGATTTTGACATGACTATGTTTTCAGAGAAATTAAAAGCTCCAAATATACTTTACATTAAAGATATATTTACAGAAAATGATCCTAAAGAGATATATATAGCTTTAAACGAATTAGCTTATAATATCAGTATTAAAAATGCTCTTCAATCATGTTTTTGGATAGAATGGATATTAGAATTTGAAAATATATGTAATAAAAAAAAAGAAAAATGTCTAGGTTCCTATAGAACTTTTATGAATGTTGATAATAAATATCAAAATGATATAGTATGGATTATTTGGCAGTTAATTTTTTCTAATGTTAATAATCTGCAGTTAGATAAAATAATGAAATCCTTATTAAACCTATTTTGCATTAGATATTCATACTCTATTAAAAGAAAGAGAATATATGTATTATATTATGCTATAACATTATGTTGTGAGCATATTAACTATGATATTCCTTTATTTAGAGACAAAGACATTATTGAAAATGTTTGTGGTAATATTAATATTATTTATAAAGATATAAAGAAAAATGAAGTATCACCAAATACAGATTACTTATTTGATAAAGTAGGTAAATCTAATACAGAAAAAACTATAGAAAGATTGGAAAAAATGAAAGAACTAGATTCGTTTACCTAGTATACTTACTTCTACCAATTTTTACAAATGAATCTATTAAAAATATAATGAATATTCCTAAAAAACAATACAATATTAATTCTTCTGTTATATTTTTAGTTTTTTCATCTTTTTGTTCTTCAAGTAAATTTATCATATAATTTATTTTTTTAGACAATAGTTCATTATTTGTATTATCATATTGTGTAAAAGGGTGTGTTACATTATTACTATATTGTCTTTTAACTTCTTTAGTATCATTAGTTATATAAGTATCATTAGTTATATCAGTATCATTAGTTATATCGGTATAATAAGGTGGAACATTATTACTAATTTCAGGTTTTGGTGGGGGATTAAAATCTGCTATATCTGATTCTGACTCAGAATCAGAATCAGAATTTTTATTTAATAATTTCTTAAACCTATTTTTATCTATTTTTTTAACATTATTTTTAATAGTTTTTGCTCTATTATTTAAATTCTTTTTGGAATCTAAAGGCCAATCAGAATAAGATAATTGGTTAGTCATCTATTATAAAAAATAGATATAATATTTTATAATAGATACTGAAAAATAATATATTTATATATAAATGGAAATTAACAAAAATATTGTTATGTTAATATTGTTAATTGGATTTATGTTATTAGAACCTATACCAAGTGATATTGTATATAATACTATTTTAGGTAGAGTTATAATATTATCAATGGTTGTATTTTTTACGATTAACCATACTATTTTAGGATTGTTAGCTACCATAATTTTACTAGCATCTTTACAAATATCCGCTAAAAAACAAGGATTTAAAGATAAATTTGTTTCAAAAGATTTAATTATATCTGGTAAAGATAGAACATCAGTTGAAGAATTAATTAGATCTAAAAATATTTGTAATATAGATTGTCAAAAAAATAAGTATAATGTAACTCCATTTAATTCTCAATATGATTAATTTTTTCTAATCTAATTTTAATGAACTATTCTAAATTAATTAAAAAAATAGAATCACTTAATAGTAGTAAATTTATTGCAGGATTAGCCTTATTATCGTTAAATATTGGTTCAAAGTATATATCTTTAGGCTTTAGTGAAAATCAAGAAGCATATTTAAAGCATGGATTAGCTAGACAAATGTTAATATTTTCAATCGCATGGGTAGGTTCCAAAGATTTGATAATATCTATCTTTCTAACCGCTGCGTTTACCATTTTGGCTGGGTATTTATTTAATGAGAATAGTAAATTTTGCCTACTACCTAATAGATGGAAACATTTACAAGATACATTGGATACCAACAATGATGGTATTATAAGTGATAAAGAATTAGAAGATGCTATCAATACATTAAATAAAATAAAAGAAAAGAAAAATAACTTTGGAAAATACTATTACTAACAAATAATATAGTTATAATATAATAATGGCCAATATTAATAAAAATAATGATGATATTATGATGTTCGAAAATAATCAAAGACAATATTTTAATAATAATTTCTTAAAACGTAAAAGAAACAAAACAGAAGGCGAACATTTGCAATATTTAAAAATTAAACTATATAAAGATGGTAAATTTTTAACAGATTTTAGTCCTAAAATGATTAATTCTAAATACAATAGTGAAATTATATTTCCATCAGATTTTGAACTTGATAGAGAAGAAATAAATAGAATAATATATAATAAAGAAATACTTGATAAAGATAATCTAAATGATTTAACCGAGGATATAAATTTAATAGGTACTTTAGATAAAAGTAAAATAAATAAATTAAGATTTGCAAATTCCGGACAAAACCCAGATATTGAAAATACTATCAAAAAAAATATTCAATATTTGATACATGCTCTTTTCCAACCAAATACTATTATAAATATTAATGGTTTGGAGGTTCAGTTTTTGGTAGCTAAAATAATTGATAAAAATGATGATATTCACAATACCATAATTGCTAAGATTGAAGATAAGAAAATTTTAAGTGATTATAAAAAATATAATCAAGATTATTATATTAATTACAATCAAGGTGATTCCAGCATACATAGTAATGTTCAAAATATGGAAAACGATAAGAATTATTTGAATAATAGTATTAACTATGTTTTTAGAAAAGATGAAAATACTGAAACCAAAAGACTAACTAAAGAAGAAGAAGCATTATTATCAATTGGTGGATATAATTTTTTTATTGCTATAGATATTAAAATCTCAACAGATAAAGTTCTTAAAAAAAGTAAGTTTAAAAAAATAATATCTCCTTTTGACTCGTGTAAAACTAAACGAGCCGCACTAAGTGAAGTATTAGATTATAATATTAATTTATTTGAAACGGAGTATTTAAAAATTGATAAACCACCTGTTGCCCCATTACAACCTGTTGCACCAAAACCACCTGGTGCCCCATTACAACCTGTTGCACCATTACAACCTGTTGCCCCATTACCACCTGGTGCCCCATTACCACCTGGTGCCCCATTACCACCTGGTGCACTGAAACCACCTAGTGCCCCATTACCACCTGGTGCACCAAAACCACCTGGTGCATTAAGAAATGTTCGTGGAGGAAAAAGTAATAAAAAAACTAAAAAAAATAAGAAAATTAAAAAACTATCAAAAAAAAAGAAAAAATATTCAAATAAAATAAAAAAAAAATATATATAAATGGACATTTCTGTTATAATGGGAACAATGGCATTGTTTATATTTATTTATAGATTTTTCTATCTTTTAATACCTATGTTTTCTAAGGGTATAAAAGAAAAGAACAATAAACTAATTTTTAATTCATTAACTATGTTGGTTTAATATGTTGCATATATCATTATTATCTAATTTTTTAATATTTACATTATAGTTTTGTAAATATTTAACTACAATATTTTTAAGGTCCTTGTTTTTGGTTAATAAAAAAATACAATAATCTTGATAGTTTTTATGATTAGATCTTAAAGTTTCATCCATATTATATAATTTAACTTTTAATTTTATCTAAATTAACTTTAACAAAATCTCTTATAAGTTCATTGGGTATTTCACTAAAACTTATAAGTCTTTTATTTAAATTATATTTTTTTTCACATTCAGCATCTTTTAGTTTCTCTTTTAAATATTCTTCATTCTGCCATAACTTTTCTGCCATTTTAGGACCACATTTATTAAATACTCCTTTTATGTTATCACTCTTATCTCCCATTAAAATTTTACAAAATAAATATTTTTCTGGATCACCCTGATATGTTTTGCTTTCTTTTAATTCTTTATACTTTAATGTATAAATGTATAGATTTGGTTTTAAAAGTTGCAAATAATCTGTATCACTGGCTATAATGTAAATATTGGCATCCTTATTGATTTCATTTATACACTTTGAACTTATAGCTATACAATCATCTGCTTCGAGATTTTTGTTATAAACTATATTAATTCCCTCTATACTCGGAAATAATTCCTCATATGCTAACTTAAAGAATGGTCCACCCATAAATGTATCATCATATATTCGAGTGGCTTTGTACTCTTCCATATAATCAACTCTCCATATATCTTGTCTAGGACAATCTTTTGCTACTATAATTTTTGCACCTTTAATTTTCAACTTCTTGGGTATTTCTTTTATCTTTTCTATAAAGGTAGACTTGAATTTTTCAACAAATAATTCATTTTCAAACGGAATACTTAGTTGTTCTTCATCATGGGCCATCTTCCACCAATTCAAAAGTGCAAAATACCTGTAAAAGCAATAGTAGCTGCCATCTATTAATATATAGTTATCCATTTACTAATAAAGTACTAATCTTTATTATTAAATTGAATTCAATTAAATTTAAAATATTTATGTTAATTACTTTTAACAATGAGTGTAAACAAACCAATTCAATTAGGATTGTGTTGTTTAAATACACAATTACGTGATCAAAAACCTACTGTCTTCGCATCACGAAAAATGATTGTGCGTTCCATTAACGAAAAAGGCATAGAATTGTTAAAACATCTGATTACACAAAACCTTAAAGACATAATAACAATGATGCAATGGAATGAAGATAATGGTATAAAAGTATTTAGATTAAGTAGTGAATTATTCCCACATAAATCAAATCCTAAAGTTGAAGATTATTCGTTAGATTTTGCTGTAGATTTGCTTAAAGACATAGGTGATTTGTCGAGAAAATTCAATCAACGATTAACTTTTCATCCAGGTCAATATAATGTTATAGGAAGTCCTAATGATAAAAGTTTCAAACAAACCATTCGTGATTTAAAGTATCATGCAGATGTTTTAGATTTAATGGGTATGGATCAAAATTCTGTTATGGTTATTCATGGAGGAGGAATTTATGGTAATAAGATTAAAACACTTGATAGATGGTGTGAGCAATTCAAACTATTACCAGATAATGTTCAAAGACGTTTAGTTATTGAAAATTGTGAAAAATGTTTTTCGGTTGAAGATTGTTTGTATGTTTCAGAAAAATTAAATATACCAGTGGTTTTTGATACACATCATTTTGAATGTTATAACAAATTGCATCCAGATGAAACACTTAAATACCCTGAAGAATATATTCAAGAAATATTAGAAACATGGGCGCGTAGGGGTATAAAACCCAAGTTTCATGTTAGCGAACAGGGAAAAGGTCGTATAGGTCATCATAGTGATTATGTTGAAGAAATTCCTGAATATCTTTTAGAAATACCCAGCATATATGGAGTAGAAATAGATATTATGATTGAGGCTAAGATGAAAGAACAAGCGATATTTAAACTTTATGAAAAATATCCACTTTTAAATTGTAGGAAGATACTTATCAAAAAAAGATAAAATATTATTATAAATTAATATGAGTAATAATATTTTGCCAAAATTAAAGAAGTCTTTGAATAATAAGAAAAAATATTATTATAAACTAAACGGAAATACGCGTTCAAGAAGGTTAGCCATAAATGAAGGTATTAATTATGAAAATAAAAAAATGGGTAAACCAATAAAACGAGCTGCAACTGCAAAAAAAGGTAGATTAAATATATTAAGAATATACAGGCGTTATAGAAAAATAGATGAATGCAATACCATAACAAAAGATATGCAATACATAGACAAAAAATATGGATTGGGAAAGACCAAGAACATATGTGGGAAACAGATGGGTGGTGCTAAAACATACAAGGATTGTTGTAAATCAAGCAACAATACCAAGAAATGTAGGCGAAGCTATGATGATAAGGTTTTTTCTTTGCCGAGAAGGTTCTCTAAAACGAAATGTATTAAAGGTCCTATAAAAGGTTTTACAATGAGAGCATCTTGTGCTCCTTACAATAAATGTAAAATGAATGGTGGGAAAAAAAGCAAAAGGTTTTTGTTTAATCCCGATAATCCAAAGAAATCATTTGATGTTTATATAGACAAAGATCCAAGTGACACGATAAATATTAAGTATACTACGATAAATGATGTTAAAGATACAATTAAAAAACTGGAGCATTTGTTTAAAACAAAGCAATATACACATAAAAGAATATGGCAAGTTGGTATGATTATGAAGGTAAGATTAGGTGCAATTTTAAAACATAAAAATACACGTTATAAAAATGCAAAAGATGTTGAAAAAAGATATAAATTAGCTAATAGATACTTTTTATTTTTAGGTAGTAGAAGTAAAAAGAAATCATTTACAGAAAGAGCTAAAATGATTTTTAATTAATATTTATTTTTAGGTTTATTTTTAGGTTTTTTACGTTTTTTCATAGACCTTCCACCCGCGGTAACTCTTCTTCCTTGTTTTTTAATAGAACTTCTTAAACTACGAGAAGAAGTTCTAGGAGATTTTTTATCTTTTTTTTTAGACCGTGTTTTAATAGGGGTCGCTAATTTTCTTGCTACTGTTGTATGTATGAATTTTCTTGGCGTGTTTTCCTGTCTATCAATAAGACCTTTAATGTGTTGTTGTAGACTATTTCTAGACACATTAATTTTTCTTCCTCTTTCATCTCTAGTAACAAAGAATGTATCTTGGTCTCTTATTGACCGACGTAGATTTTCTAATGCTTTAGGTCCATAATGTTGCATTGGTTTTGATGGAAACGCTGAGCGAGGTACTTCCTTTCCATCTGAAATCCTATAATAACGAGCAATCCCATCACTATCAAACCTCTCTTCTAATCCCATAATACGAAGAGAACTAGGAGATGGTGGTGGACTTTCAGGTGTAGAAAATTCTGATCCTGGCGTTTTACTTTTACTTTTACTTTTCAATGGTGACCTTCCTTTTAAA